TGGCATCATACTACAATATATCTACAAAGCGGTCAAACACATAGTTGCTATCATCCTAGACCGCACGATATCCCCTTGGACCTAACAGACCCTAGCGTTTTACATAATACTCCACAGAAGACACTAGAAAGACAACAGATGCTAGATGGTAAAAAACCCAGCGGCTGTCAATACTGTTGGAACATAGAATCATTGCCGGGCGATCATATTAGTGACCGCCATGAACGTAATGCCAGCATCTACACAGAAGAAAGACTAGGAGCTATCAAAGCCAGCCCTCTAGCTCCAGTGAATCCAGAGTATATTGAAATTAGTTTTGGCAATGAGTGCAATTTTAAATGCGGGTATTGTCATCCAAAGCATAGCTCTGCATACTACAAAGAGATCAAAGATTTTGGTCCTTACACAATGGTTAAGAATCATCGCAATGATATTGACTACCTTAAGATATATGAAGAAGATACAAACCCCTATGTCGAAGCATGGTGGCGCTGGTGGCCTGAGGTAAGCAAGACCTTAAATATCTTACGCATTACAGGGGGCGAGCCACTACTGCAATCTAGTACGTGGAAGTTGTTAGATGACCTGGCAGTGAATCCCAAGCCCAATTTAGAGATTAATATCAACAGTAATCTTGGAGTTAAACCTGTACTAATGGAACGATTGGTCGCTAAGGTTAATGCGTTACTCAACGAAGGTAATATTAAACACTTCAAATTGTTTACCAGTATAGATACATGGGGAGCACCTGCTGAATATATCCGCACAGGGTTAGACCTTGCGGTATGGGAAAAGAATCTAGACATATATCTAACCAAAACAAAACAACCAATTACATTTATGTGTACATTTAATATCTTAACTGTTACAAACTTTAGTTCATTATTAGTTAAGATACTAGAATGGCGCAGGAAATACAATAGTTGGTTTAGCCGTAAACAGCGTATAAGATTTGATACTCCATACCTAAAAGAACCATTACAATACGATATGAATATATTACCTAAAGATAAGTTTATGCCTTATATGGAAATATCTTTAGAATATATGCACAGGAATAAGTTTTCAGAACTCGAATGTGAAAAGTTTAGTCGTGTTGTTGAATATATGAGAAATACAGATTATGAAAATACAAAAATTACTGAGGGGCATAGAGACTTCTATAATTGGTTCACTGAATACGATCGTAGACGCGGCACGGACTTTGTTAAAACCTTCCCAGAGCTCGAACAGTTCTACTCCGACTGCAAAGCCCTTTCTTCTTAATTTTTCTTTTGAACGAAATCAAGAAGACAGCCTAGAGAATTTTATAGACTGCCCGGATCTTAATCCATCAGGGATGACACGCTTTCATCCTTGTATATTGGCTACAGTCACACTTACCTACGACCATATAGAGCAAGATGTATTGTTGTACACTAAACAAAACTTTACATTTGGAGAACAGCCTGACCCTTATGTTATTGCATCCGGAGTAAGACATCATCCAGATAATTGGACAACACCTAGTGGTAAGAAGAACCTATTTGAATGGTTAAATCCTACATACCTAAAAGATTTACAAGAAGGTCGAGCTGTATTGTTACTAGATCAATGCTTAGAAGGATATCATACACCATATCTATGGCAATGGTTCCATGATAGTTGTGCCAAATATAATGTTCCTCTAGAAGCAGTAGTGTATGTTACAGGCAACTGGAAAACAGCAGACGATTATGCAAAATGGTCTGCTGATAAAGACAATAAGATTAAAACTATACCTTACACACATTTTGAATCTTATGTGCAGTTTATAACCGAGAAATCTAAAATATACTCTGATTGGAACGATAACATAGCATACAAAAAGTCTAACACTATTAAAACATTTAACTGTTTGCAGAAACGATTGCGCACACATAGAATATGGTTTTATGGAGCATTGTTTGAAGCCGACTTATTAGACTGCGGATTAGTTAGCATGAACGATTATGGAATGCATGTTAATTCTATGGATGGTAAATTGCCAAACAATACACTACTGCAAGATGCGCGGGTCAGGCTACCTTTAGAAATTTACGGAAATTCAAATGCTCAATATGACGATAGCTATTATATCAATAGGATTGTTGATCAAGTTTACAAAGACACATGGGTAACTGTTGTAAGCGAGCCTATATTTGCAGACAGTGACAATGCATTATTCATTAGTGAAAAAACCTTTAAACCTATAGCATGTATGCATCCGTTTATTATATTAGGAGGCAAGGGCAGTTTACAAGCAATGCGTGATATGGGCTACAGAACATTTGATGGGTTCATTAATGAGGCCTACGATAACTTATCGACTTTTGAAAGAATAGATGCTATAATTACAGAGCTCAAGAGAATAGATGCAATAGAGGATAAACTAAGTTGGTTTGAAAGCATGAGAGAAATATTAGAACATAACTACAAGATCTTTCACGAGTCTAAACATAAAAGACCTGCGGCTTCCACTGAGCTTGTGAATTATTGTAAGGAATATTTTAATGTATAATTTTGCAGTTCCTAAATTAAAGAAAGGTGATAAGGTTATTATTGGCCTTGGGGATAGTTTTACGCAGGGGCTTGGTGCATACACAGATGCAACTTGGAAAAAGCACGAATACAATATTCCTATCTATACTAACGATAAAAAACTAATAGCAGAACAATATCAAGGTAGTTGGGTCAATCAAATATGCCAAACATATCTAGATGACTATATACCTGTAAACTTTGGACAAGCTGGCATTGGTAACAGGGGAGCATTAAAACAAATATATCTTAATACACGAGTTGACCTATCACTTGCAGATGAAGTTGTTGTAGTTTATATGTTAACAGGGCTAGAGAGATTTGATTTTGTTAAGAAAAATTACGGTGCCGAAGAGCACTATGCTTTTCAAACCATGTGGCCAAACCCACAGGACTCCGGAGCCACACACCCAGATCTATGGCAGGCATACGAAAAGAATATCTACTCTAATGAGTTTATGGCTGGGGAACTGATACTAAACATACTTGACGCACAAACATATTGCCAAGCCCATAATTATAAACTAATCATAACAAACGGGTTTGATGCTAGAGCAAACAAAGATTGGTTAAGTAAAACGCTTGGAAGTAACATTCCTATATTGGGTAGAGAACATAAAAAGCTAATTGATAAGATCGATTGGAATAATTTCTTGTACCCTAAAGGGCATAAGTCTTTCTTGCATTATCTATTAGAATTAGAAGGCATGAGTCATTTAGGTGGCGGAGGTTGGTGGACCCACTATTCACAACTGACCAAACCTAGTGAATACATTACTAATTGTGTGCATCCTACACACAAAGGGCAATCAATAATTGCTAAAGAGATATACGAGTTTATAAATGCAAATTGATACAGAACACCTACACTATTGGATGCAGGCCATCCGCCAAAGCCCAGATCCTATGCGGACTATGGATGCATTTTGGTCTGGACAACTTAACAGCAAAGAGTGGCTCATTGAAAATCTACGCAAACATGTAAAAGCTGATTCCAGTATTGAAATTCATGGTGGTTGGGTAGGAGTGCTGGCCAGTATGTTGTTTCAAAGTGGTATACCTATCAAGCGTGTGTATAGTCTTGACATCGATCCTACATGCGAACCTATTGCTACTATGATGAACAAGAGTGAAGAGATTGCTGGTAGATTCCGAGCTATCACTGGTGATATGTGTAATCTAATATCGTTTGTTGATGTTGTGATTAATACCAGTTGTGAGCATATAACTCAAGAGCAATACGAAACATGGTTAGGTAAAAGGAATATAGATCAACTTTTGGTCCTGCAAAGCAATAACTATAAGATAGAAGAGCATGTGCGTACAGCTGATAGTCTAGCTGAATTTATAGAACAAAGCCACGTAGATGTCCTATGGGCGGGAGAGCTAGAGTTGCCCTTATATACACGCTGGATGATCATAGGAAATAAAAATGTTTAAATTTGAGGACCTTATCAGTATTCATTTGGAAGTATCCAATAACTGTCAAGCCGGGTGCCCTATGTGCAATAGGAATATACACGGCGGTCTAGACAATCCTTTGATAAAAATAAAGAACTGGACCTTAGACGAATATAAACACATAATGAATCCCGAAGTATTAAATCAAATCAAAGGATTTTATTTTTGTGGTACATTTGGCGATCCTTTACTTAACAACGATTTAATTGACATGTGTGAATATACTAGAGATGTTAATCCTGATGTACAGTTGCAAATACATACAAATGGTAGTCTTAGATCTATTGATTGGTGGAAACAATTAGCTTCAGTGCTACCTAAAAAACATAGAGTGGTATTTGCATTAGATGGGTTAAGTGACACACATCATTTGTATCGGATTGGCACTAACTATGAAACGATAATACGTAATGCAACAGCATTTATATCAGCAGGCGGAATAGCCGAATGGGCATTTATACAATTTAAACATAATGAACATCAAACAGATTTGGCAAAACAGGAAGCAAATAGATTAGGGTTCAAATACTTTACTGTAAAAAACTCAAGTAGATTTTTAATTGAACCTAGAGCTAAAGTATTAGACAAACAAGGCGATATTACTCATTATATAGAACCAGCCAGCTTTACTCCTTTGAAATTTATAGACAAGTCTGTGATTCAAAACTATCAAAAAATTGTTGACAATGCTAAAATAGAATGCAAGGTATTAAAGACAAAAGAAATTTATGTAGATGCCTTTGGCGATCTATATGCATGTTGTTGGCATGCAAATACTCCCTATACATATATTCCGGAAGACGAAATATTTGAGGTTAGGCACAAGATACTAGAACAACATAAAAGGATGATAGAACAGCTTGGAGAAGTTAACACCTTGCGCAGAAGTATTAAAGATATTATCAACAGCGACCAATATCAACAAATCTGGGAGGATCTGTGGACTAAAGATAAGTCTATAGTCTGTGCTAGAGCTTGTGGCAATCATGCTGAAATTGATATCAGCAAAAATACTGATCAGTTCTTTGAAGAAATAGAATTCAATGAGTAATACTTTTTGCCCGTTGCCGTGGATACATATTGCTACTCGCCCCAACGGTGATGTACGTGTATGCTGTACTGCCAATGCCAGCGGTGCAGGTGAAGACGATGTTAAGGATGCCGGCCTTGTGAAACAAAATGGCCAAGTAATGAATCTTCAAACATATTCCGTTGCTGAGGTATGGAACAGTAACTACATGAAAACTGTACGTCTTCAAATGCTCGAAGGAAAAGTTCCGCCTAGCTGTACTAAGTGCTTTGAAGAAGAATCCAAAGGCATTGTAAGTAAACGTCAATGGGAATCTGCAGTTTGGAAAGAACGCTTAGACATGACAACTATCATAAATGCTACAGGCGAAGATGGTAGCTTGCCTGTTGATATTCCTTACTTTGATTTACGCTTAGGCAACTTGTGCCAACTCAAATGCGTTATGTGTAGTCCACATGATAGTAGCAGTTGGATTAAAGAATGGAAACTACAGTATCCTAAGTACAAAACAATCGAACTAAAGCAAGATCAACAGTGGGACAGCGACTTTGATTATACTTGGTATAAGAAAGGAAGTTTCCTTAGTGATATGCAGTCACAAGCATACAACATCCGTGAATTGTATTTTGCAGGCGGTGAACCTCTACTCATACCCGAACACTATAAGATATTAGAGTTTATGGTAGAATCAGGTGCGGCACGTAATTGTATCTTACGCTACAATTCCAACGGCTTAGAATTACCAGAAAAGCTATTTGAGTTGTGGAAACATTTTAAGGAAGTTAAGTTTAACTTTAGTATAGACGCTGTGGGAGAACGTAACGATTATATACGCTATCCTAGCAAATGGACAGATGTTGTTGCTAACTTAGAACGTCTTGACGACACTCCTAGTAACATTACGGTTAACATTGCCTGTGCTGTGCAGTTATTAAATGTACTAACTATTCCAGAACTTGTAAATTGGAAAGAGAGCAAGAATTTTAAAAAGATTAACTTGCCGCCGTATGGTGCTGGCCTAATTGGAACACATTTAGTATACTTGCCAAGCTATCTCAATGTACGTGTATTGCCACAACATCTAAAAAATAAAGTAGCTAGACAAGTTGAATACTTCTGTTCTAGAAAAAGCACAGATGCTGAATTTATGAATAATCCTTACGGACTAAAACGCTGGCAAGGATTAGTGCAATATATGATGACAGAAGACTGGTCCAACAAATTGCCTATGTTAGAAGATTATCTAACTGTCACTGACAGTCAGCGTAGCACAGACTTTAAGAAGACGTTTCCGGAGTTAACGGACTTGTTTTAGTTAATGGTATGTCTGCCGCGCAAGTACAGAAATCACGATCGCAAACTACTGGCTCGATAGGCACAACGAATGTTCCAGAATAGATATTACCTAAACTGCCACCAACTCTACAAGTTGCCCTGTGTACATCTCCGTCCCAATTTATCATTAGGCTTTCTATACCTGCGTTGCAAGTCCAATTTTTATATTTGTTAAGGTGTTCTTTGATAACATCGTTTGCATGTTTTGTTATTTGAGTATCGGTATCTAACCAAACGATAACGTTAGCTTTAACAGTTGCCTCCTGTTCCATAATCCATTTGAAGTCATCAGGATGATATCGCATGTCGTCAAATATATTATGATCTCCTTCTGTCCAACGTATTCTACGTACAGTAAAAGGAAACTCCATAATCTTTAAGTACTCTGCAACATCTTTAACGTTTGCCATATGATCATGATGAGCCATTAGTTGTACAACGATAGCTGTCTTGCTAAAATTCTTAAGGCTTGTTACAGCATGTATGACTCGCTTGTAGTCATATTCAAAATGTACACTAAACACAAACTGATCTACACGTAATCTATCATACCATTCGGGTTTTCGTGTGCCATTGGTAGTCACGCTGATCCAATGAATGCCAACATGCTTGGCATAGTTGATCAGTTCTTCAAAATTAGGATGTACAGTCGGTTCTCCGCCCGTGAAACTGAGACGTATAGGTTTACCTAATACAACTAATTTATCTACAGTTGCTTTAAGCAATTCTATGTCAGTATGCGGACTTGAATTATCGTGTATTGCCGGTGGACAATATGTACAGTCGTAGTTACAGCGTTTACCAAGATTCCATTCTACCTTAATAGAGCTTTCGTGTCCCCATCGACCTGTTACTTTATGCATGTTGATTTTATATTTTGATATTGAGATAACAGCGATATTATTCCGTCAGGAGATATTCCTAATAGGTTACTATCTTTTAAATTTAATTTTGCTACAGGTATCATACCTAACGATAAATGATCAAAGTTAAAGTTTTGTATTGAATACCATTCATGGAATTTTTTTAATCTTGCTTGGTAAACTTCTTCAGTAGTATCTGGGCCAAACTTTATTGTAAAGTCTGCGCTGTAATATGTCAATGGGCGTATGTTATCATCACCGACTATATGATCATTATCTTTAAAGACATCGAGCAGGGGTTTACCTACTTCACAGTAGTTAATGTACACATAACCAAATTTCCATTTAAATGTAAACTGCTCGTAGTCTTCGGACAACAATTTAATCCTTGGTCTATCTTTATATGTTCCTACTAATTCTGGATATCCAAAATGTCGCATATAATGTTCTAGCTCGTGTATCAGCACATTGAATCTATCCACAGCAGATTTTACATGATCGGGCGCATTGTTATAAAACTCAGTACCTTCATCAATAGATCCTCGCAAGGTTTCAAAGTGTTTATGCAGGATGTTTAATGTATCCTGTGTAAACATATGAAGTATAGAGGGAATTACATCTGCTTGATACCGGTTGACTATAGATATCTGTTCTTTTAATTGATAATAGTAATATGCTTCTGTTCTAGGACTTTCTGGCCAGCCTTTGAATCTATCTGTTTCATGTAGCGGGTAATCTTTAGCAATTTCATCAGCCCATCGATTTGCAATTGATGTTGACAATACATCAAATACAATAGTCTTAGACTGCTTGCTACCTAATGTAAGTAGAAACTGTCTCATTGATAATCCACGAACTCAGGAGTGATGTCAAAGAAACTTTGATCACGAGTGATATCTAACTTTTGATTAAACTCTATGCACTCATTCCACAAATGCGTAGTGTTCTTTGAAGTAATAAAGTTAATCACTCCATCGATCTGTTTATTGGTAATATCTAATAAAATAGGATTAGACTTAACATGTTTAAATTCCGGAACACGTAATTTAATAGCATTAAGTCGTTTAATTGCCATCGACTTTAACTCATTAGGCAATACTTGTATAGATAACACATTGGGGTAATTAACCATGTTGGTATAGAATACAATACCTAAGTCATCTAAAAAGTATTCTATCATCTTATCTAGTATTAGTACATTACTTACTTGGACAGCAACGGCCCCGACGACTCTGCTGACGTTTGGGATCGTCTGTATTGTTTTAATATTCTCCACAACTTCAGAGAAATTAGCGTTACCGCGTATGTACTCGTAAACATCACCAATGCCATCAATGCTGACATTAACGGCAACTGATCTAAAATCTGGCCAATATTCATGTATAGTTCTTCCTTTTGAAATTCCTAATGTTGTGCCATTAGTAGCATATTTGATTTCTATTTGATGCCCGTAGGGTTTCAACATATCTAGTATTCTAAAATGTTGCGGATCCATTAAGGGCTCTCCACCTGCAAATTCTACACGACGGAAATAAGGCAATAGTTTTTCAAAGCTATCCCACCAGTTAGGATTGTCTTCAAATTTATCTAGGTAAGGTTTTCTAACTAGATTAAGTTTGCGTACATTATCTGCAATGTAGTTTTTTTCTTTATCATAAAACTCTTCTACTTGTTCCCAATCATTCCAACTTGTGCTGTCAGTGGGATTGCACATTCGACATTTTAAATTACATAGATTATTCAGTTTAATTTCCATCGTAGGAAACTCGAACGGCATGATTTCCTGTAAAAGAGTATCAGGATATAGATTAATACGTGCTTCCGGAATAACACCATTTATGTGTCGTTGCCTAAGGCTTTCGACTCCTTGATCTTCCAAGTTAAAACAAGGAGCACATTCTGGTGGCCTCTCGTTACTAAGAACTTGTTTACGTATGCGACACATTGTATCGTTGTTCCATATATCTTCTAATGTATTATCTTGTATGTTGCCAATTGGATGGCTACGACAACATACTTTAACAGCACCGTCTTCTCTAGTTGCAAGCCCTGTAAACGGGTGCATACAGAATGTTTTACTTTGATTGTTCAATGGCCCACTCTCTTTCTTTACACCAAAAGCATTCTCCGCATGTTGGAACATGCTGTCCTGGAATATATGTAATATAATTTAGATGCGGGAATTGCCCCTCACAGCTACGTGTAATTTCAAATAAATCTAATATACCTGCTCTTTTGTACTGTGATAAAACCCATGACTTTTCAATGAATCGAAAAGGATGAACTGCCCATCTGCCCATGTGTTTTGTGATTTTTTTGTGCTGATTGGTATCGGAAGCAATTTCGTCTCTAATATCTAATCCCTTAAACTCAACACCTGTTGGATTTTTAGTAACAGCATTATAGTAAGCATCAGCATTTACTCTGTGACATATATATTCTGCAAAGGATCTTTGTTGTATCATATCACCGCTGACCTGCTCTCCGTACTCGTCTATCAATGCTCTTCCTTTATCTGCCCATTCAAACTCGGGAGCTATAAAACTTTTATGTAATGTGAATTCTAACTTAGGAAATTTATTAACTAGGTAATTGTAAACTACTTGTGCATCGTGTTCCTGCCAGGGCTTTGTTTTCCATAATCTTGTGAAATTAATAACGTGGATCTCCGTAGACGGATCGGCCATAGTACACACTATATATGCCAACAAGGCACTATCAGCACCACCACTTAATGATATTGCTATTCTCTTCCATAACGAGTTAAATGGAAAATCTAATCCGTCAATGTTAATTAATGTGTAGGTTTTCATGCGTTAACTCAATATAGTACAAAGAACTATTATCTGTCGAATAGTCTCTATTATAGAACACATCTGTTACTCTTAGACCAGACTGACTAATAAATGGTAAGAATACATCTAATGCCGATCCGTTTGTGTTTTCCTGTAATAAAACTATACCATTCGATGCAAGATTCTTTTTAATGTTTCTAAAGAAATCTTTATGCGCTTGCCAATCTAAATCTACGTTAATCCTAATATCATTCTCGTTAGTTGCATGAAAATCCGCAGGCAGTTTGAAATGGGGCGGATTAGCAACTACAAGATCAAAAATTTCGTTGGATGGCAAGCAGGACAAATCTTTACCCAAGTATGCTGTACCTTTACAATTATTATGATTAATAGAATCCTTAACACAATCAATTGCAGGGCCGTGAATGTCAGAAAAACATACAGACTTGCAAAGACCGTGACCTAATAATGAAAATCCAATAAAGCCCGGCCCACTGCACCATTCATAACATTTTTTAAAGACCCTATTCTTATATCTAGATTTAATAATATCTAAATAATAGCTAGACTGCTTAATTCCACCACCGTTTAGAGCGTTTTCATAAAACACGTCAATGCTCCCTGTAGTATATATTTTTCGAGTCTTTAACCTATAAAAAGCATCTATAACCTTCTCACAAACTTCTCTTGGATATTCTTTAAATGGTGATCCGCCAGATAAATTTTCAACATAATCGGGCCATCCGGGTTCCTTGCATTGTTCATATACAAGTTTCCACTCTTGAACTGATAGATCTTCATTCATGGAAATATTTATGTGTGCATTTAATGGTGTTAAATATATCATGCTTACCAAAACGTCGTTTAAAACAACTCTAGACTCGCTGGAAATTGCCAAGAACAATTTACCATCTGACGAGTTTCGATTGACCATTAACAGGCCTACAGGCGATTTCTTTTACGATCCTTGGGTTATCAAAGATGAATACAAAAACACAGTATGGGAGGAGATCTTAAACACTTTAGGAATCGTTCCAGGCGAAGCACGTATCATTCTACTGGAAGCAGGCAAGTGTTACCAGTCGCATTCTGATATAGACGATAGATATCATTTAAACATAAGCGGCGACGATAGTTATATAATCGATCTATATAGAAAAATGTTGTTTGACCTTACGCCTGACGGGTATTGGTATTATATGGATGCTGGCAGAAAGCATTCAGCCGCTAACTTTGGTAGAGGTACTAGGGCACAATTAGTAGTACGATGTTTATTATTAAATGGTCGTAACTGTGAATTTGTTCCTGTTACAATTGAGTCGACTTTAAATGATAAAGAGCAATCTAGATATAAATTTGATACATGCATAAGTCCCGAGCTGAACAAGCAAAACAAGTATCAATCGATACGAAATTTTTCTGTTAAAGACAATGTTGTATCTTTTGAAATAAATGTGAAGTCGTTGGATGCTCTACGTGGCGTCATTCCAGAAGGATTTATTTTACATGAGTAAATTTATAGGAAGATCTAATATCAATTGGTATGAAGTTATTCAATCTCTTGATACACAAGAAGGTGACGCTAGAACCTACGGTATTGACTTTTATCAAAATAAAGACGGAAGGTTTGATGAGATTGCACAGTTATGGAAAGATGCAGGATATGATACTGCTGGAACTGTAGAATGGATAAACTATTACCCAGGAAAGCATTTTGATAATAAGATAGTAGAAGATTACAGCACATGGTTAGGATATAAATGTATGCGTGCCTGGGTTAGTTCAATTAGACCAGGAAAATATGCACCATACCATTGGGATGTAGATGACGAAGTAGAGAAATATCTTAAATTGGGAGAGTTAGCAAGATTCACAACTCACATGGATATATCAGAGCCCGGACATGTTTTTATAGTCGACGATCAAGTATTTTCAAATCAAGAATCTGGTTATACACATCAGTGGTCTACTTATAAAGCGTGGCATGCCGGAGGGAACTGCGGTTTTAAAAGAAAATGGCTGTTTAATTTCATAGGAGTTAAGGAATGAAATTTATCGGCAACTCATCGCATCTTATCAATTGGCCTGAATTGATTGAACAACTTAAAACACAAGAAGGTCGATTTAGAGGTAGCGATCAAGAAGATGATATACATCATAATCCTAAGGTAGCGGCGCTACGTAAACTGTGGCAACGTGCAGGGTATGAGGGCAATAAAGCAGTTGGATGGCACGACTATGAGTGTCCGCAACACATTGCTGATAAGTTTGCTGAATTTGTCAATGTTGTAGCCATCGGCGGATGGATAACCAGTGTTAAGCCTGGTTTCGTTGTTCCTTGGCATTACGACATTACCGATAACGAAACAGCTATATTAGAAAAGGGAATAGTTAAACGCTTTACATGCCATATCAATAAACCATCTTTTGGTCAAGTATTTGTATTAGAAGGTGAAGTTTGCTACAACAGAGAACAAGGCGATGTGTTTGAATGGGACGATTGGCAACAATGGCACGGTGGAATGAACATGGGGCTAGAACCAAAATTTTTGTTTAATTTTTTAGGTTATGCGAAATGACATACGCTATCGATTTACAAATTCCTTTTGATCCGCTTAAAGACTATTCTATACTTAATCAAACAAGTGATCAGCCTGAAATATGGTTTTCTAAATCAACAGATGTATCTGATAATTTTGTGCAGTGGCTCTCTGATCAGGATCTAGTAATGACTTATCCTCCGCTGATATTTTATACTCCGTCCGGACAACAATGCGGCATACATATAGACGGATATGCAATAGGAGATCGAGCATGCATTAATTTCATAGTAGGCGGCGCTGGAAGTTTAATGCATTGGTATAAACTCAACAACGACGTATCGACTACTGAACAAGTGGAAACACAAGCCGGGACTCCGTATACTCTTTACAATCCGCAACAAGTAACACATGTCTATTCACACAGCGTTAAATATCCCAGCATTGTGCAAACAGGAGTACCGCATAACATTACGAATCATACACACGGACCTCGATGGTGTATTAGCTGTGATATCAGTTTAAAATCTAATCCGGAACTCGGTCTTACTATGGAACAGGCACTAGAGGTATTTAAAAAATGGATATCATAGATCAAGCTCGCAACATATTAAAACAAACAGACATTTCTTGGCTAGAGCTAGATATTCCGTTTGATGTTGATGTTTGGAAGCAACAGGCTTTAGAAGCAGAAACATTCTATCAGGAATATAGAGATAGTTCTAGTGAGGGATGGGCAAGCTGTTGCCTACATGGGCTAGGCATAGACAAAACGTACACAGCAGACAACTACGGACATGATGAGTATCATGCACCATACCAATATACAGACCTTGCATATAAGTGTCCGATAATTACAGGCTTTTGGAAAAATCAATTTCCTGCAGAACGATACACTAGAATACGTTTTATGCGATTGTCTGCTGGTGGGCATATAGATTGGCACAATGATGGAAGATTACCTGACGGAGTTGATCCGTTAGATTCTATATTGCCAATTAATCTTGCTATCAATCATCCCATGTTCTGTGATATGGAAATTGAAGATAAACGGGTGCCATGGAAAGAGGGTAAGATATTCATGTTAAACATAAGCAAAGATCATGCTGTTTTTAATAGAAGCGGTAAACCTAGAGTACATATGATCGCCAACATTATTTTAGGCAATAAGAAGAAAGAGTTTTGCGAAATGCTCGTAAGATGTTATAATAAACAGTATGGTTAAATTTAATACTCCTGCAGGATCAGATGACATTGTCTTTATCTTTTTAGACAGGATCCATTCTTGTCAAACCAAATGGACAGCTGAATTGATGAAGAATCTTAGCGACTTTGTATTAAGTAATATTTTAAGTAAGGGGTTTAATGTTATACAAGGGTTAGATGAAGATGAATTACTTCGTGAAGCCGCTAAAGATTATACACATGCTGTAGTACTAAGCACAGGTACAGAGTTTATCAACGGAGATGAGTTCTTCCACGAAGTTGAAAAGTTAGTATATGGCAGTTATAAGTTTTTCTTGATGGGCCATATCCCAGACAGAGATGACGGTTACTACGAACTACACGACCAATGCTACATTATCAATCTTAACAAGTATACAGAGTTAGATTCTCCCGTAGTAGGAGAGTTTGCCTACTACTCACCACATTTTCAAATAGAACCAATGCGTAGCGTGGACAATGTGCATGATGACTACACCCCTGTGTGGGTCAAGTCTGGACACATGCTACGCGAGTACAAACACAAGTGGCACGGATGGAATATTATCAGTGTGGCGTTGGCCGAGGGCGAACTTGTAGAAGTATTTCCTGAAGCATTTAGAAACAACAAGGTCTACTACTATCCTAACTACGAACCTGCCTTCATTTCTAAAAGTTCATACCTATACGGAAAGTATAGTGTAGCAAGTCAAGCATTGTTCTATCCTTACAACACAGAAGAGTTTGTTGCTGTAGACTTTAAAGGGCCTGTAAGACAATTAGTGATACAGGCAAGTGGATTACAATGGTACGAGTATTTGTTATACTACGGATATGATGAACACACAGTTGTTAAGTTTGTAGATTTTAATTTGTTTGCACTTGAATGTATTCAGCATATAATCAAAACCTGGACAGGAGACACCGACTACATAAAATGCGTTGAAAGCTATGTAGATAGTCGCCGTAGTTTTTTAAGCACTGGCGGCGCCCATTGGATCACAATGACTGGCGGGAAACAAACTGTAGATGCTAAGATGTGGGATGATATGATGCACAAGGTTAAATTTGAATTCTATCATGAAGATATTGTATTAAACACCGCATTGCCTGTAAGCAAATGGATTGACAATGTGCATAGCACAATCATACACCTTAGTCATATATTCAATTATGACCCTGTCGCTCCATTTGTTCCTTTAAAACATAGAATACATAGCAAAGAATTGTTGCTCGGAAAATTAAAAAGTTATATTCCCAATGCTACTATTATCATGGTCGACGAGCTTGATAAGACTAGGCCTACATGGCATATGAATGGAGATTGGAATGGAATTTAAATCTGTTGCCATTACAGGACATACCAGCGGCATTGGTAAAGGACTATTTGAGCACTTTATCAAAAAAGGATGCATTGTTAAAGGATTTAGTAAAGATACTGGATTTGATATTAGCAATAGAATTAATCAAGACCTTATCGTAGAATATACTAAAGATTGCGATTTGTTTATCAACAATGCGTACCATCATTACGCACAAGTTGAGCTGATGAAATTGTGGCAACAGCAACACTGGCATAGTAGTCATTTTATTGTCAATACCAGCAGTATGGCCGCAGAACCTCTTGCAGACATCCCCAATAGTTTTCCTTGGTTAACACCATACGGTGATGAGAAGTATGCTATCAATAAGACCAGTTGGGAAATTAATCATAGCGGCAGTAAATGCAAGAGTATTGTTGTTATGCCTGGTGTATGCCAAACAAACTTTTATAATCCGTATGACACCGCAGATCAAAACGGATTAGAATTGTACAATCGTATTATGGAAACTAACAGTATTATTACTGTAGATGATTTGGTTAAAACTGTGGACCTTGCATTACAAAGTATAAATGGAAGAAACTTTATTTCTAGTTTCACGGTACTAAATGGATATTAATTATTGGGTGAATCATATAAGCCAGTCCCGTCCGGAACTAGGTGGATTGCCTGTCTGTCCTTTTGCTAAGAATAGTGAAGTAACAGTAATTAATACTGATGGAAGTGATATAGCTCCTCCGCCGTGGTCGTTTGATTTAATAATATATAAATTACCAGATCATTATTCAATTGACGAATTAACTGAAATAGCCAAAGAGTACAACGATCTATATCCAGAGATGGTATTCCTACCAGACCACAAAGATAAAGATACATTCATAAACGGTGTACAAACTAATAACGGCCGATATAATTTTATATTATGCCAATGGCTAGACGATTTACAATCTGCTAGGGATAAATTAAAGAAAACCAGTTACTATAGTTATTGGGCTGAAGATTACCTAAAAGAGATTACTGAAAAATGATAAGACAGATATTTCCAAATTTAATATTAGACACGGATTTTCCTGACTGGGAAATTTGTCAACCGGAGTTGCTAGATTATATAAACAACAACCCAGTTGACGAATTAGCAATTGACGCTGAGGAATTTGTTAACAATAAATTTATCTGCATGAACATTTTAGATCATTGCACTGAAACACGAAAGCGTGTAACTGATCTGATAAATGAATACGCAGAAGCCGCAAATATAAAACCATTAGTCATTGAAGACAGCTGGGTTACTGAATACCATAAAAAAGAATATATTCCCGGGCATACACATCTTCCAAAATTTGTATCAGGGGTAATTTTTATTAAACAACCCCAAAAGGGCGGGATGTTTTATTTCAACAGCCCCCAACATGATTTAGATAACATAGCACAGCATAATCACTATAAAAGTTTTAGTCCAGAATCTGAACGGGTACATATTATTAATCCTAGAGAAGGTCAGGTAATTATTTTTAAATCACACATGCATCACGGGACTACTCCTGTATATTCAGATGAGAGCAGATACGCATTAGCATTTAATGTAGGCGTAAAGAAGTAATCAATGAATCACGCTTTAATTTTTAGCCAACATCTACTAATGAATAGGCGGCCGTCTGGCCCCCATAGGATTGCTACAGTATTGAGAGAACAAGCATGGGATGTAGAAGTTATAGATTACTTAGATCAATGGAACTTTGAACAGTTAAAAGAACTTGTTCGATCTAGAATTACATCATCTACTGTATTTGTCGGTTATGGATCTGTTTGGGGATATTGGAGCAACAACACTCCGATACACTGGATAGTAGACTGGATAAGAAAAGAATATCCTCACGTAAAACAGGTCTACGGGGGTCAAATTATGCCGCAAGTTTCAGAGCCTAAATTTGATTATTACATAGTCGGCTACGGTGAAAATGCAATGCTTGAATTGGCAAAATCTTTAGTAGGTGGCGGAAATACTATAACATTTGATCCTAGATATTTTGGAGATAAAAAGGTAATAGATGCTAATACACACTATCCAGCATTTCCTGATCCTAATCTACATGTCAAATATGAGGATAGAGATTTTATTCAATCTTGGGAGTGGTTAATAACACAGTTATCTCGTGGTTGTAAATTTAGTTGTAAATTTTGTAGCTTTCCTGTGCTTGGGGTTCGTGGGGATTATACACGATCTGCAAAAAACGCAGAGTTAGAATTTAAAGACAACTACGATCGATTTGGAACAACACATTATTATTTGGCAGACGAAACAATTAACGATTCTACTGAAAAGCTAACTAAGTTTGGCGATGTTATTGAAAACTTACCTTTTAAAATATATACCAGTGGATTTATCAGAGCAGACTTACTTGTGGCAAAGCCCGAACAACTAGAACAACTGTGTCGTATGCAAATGTTTTCTCATTTTTACGGCATAGAGTCTATGAACAACATAGCCACAAAGACTGTAGGCAAGGGAATGAATCCTGGAAAATTATTTTCAGGATTACTTGATATAAAAAAATATATGAGCCAACGGGGATTATACCGAGGTACTATTTCGACTATCTGCGGTCTTCCGGGAGAAACAGAAGAGTCATGGAATCAATTAACAGAGTGGCTGTTAGCTAATTGGAAACAGCAAACAAGCCATATGCATGTATTAGAAATTCCAATTAATAATAATTTTCAAAAGTCTTATTTTACCGATAATTGGAAAGATCTAGGATATAGAGAAAGCACTAATCAAATTGAAAGATCTTTGGATAAATTTGAAAATTTGTTAAGTGGTGTTGCTGGATTACACAAAGAAAAATCCTTAGTCTGGGAAAATGATTACATGGATCAATATAAAGCTGTAGAAATTACAAGCAGATCTTATCAACGGCTTATAGATAATGGCGATATGAGGATAGGTACCTTTAATGAAGGAGACTATGCT